TTCCTTCGAAGAGGTTGCAGATTTGGTCATAGAGGCATTTGGAGCGGGAGAACGGGAGTACATACCCATGCCTTATGATCTTGCTCCACAATACCAAACAAATACGGTTGCAGACTTGTCCCCAATGCGTGAATTAGGATTCGGAGTAGATCCCCTGCATCCAAGAGAGGGGATTTCCCTGTACATGAAGCACCTGATGAAAATGGAGAAAGCATATGGCTGATACACGGAAAGAAAAAGCAGAGATCATCCAAAAGGGATGGGGGTCAGAGACGGTATTTGCAAACAACAGCGAATACTGTGGCAAACTGCTGAACTTCAAAGAGGGCAGCAAAGGCAGTATGCACTTCCATATCCTAAAGGATGAGACTTGGTATATTGCCAAAGGCAAGGTATCTCTTTCGTGGATTGATCCAAAGAACGGAAAGCAGCACTGTGAGATTCTTTCGGTTGGAGATGTTGTCCGAAACAAGCGTGGACAGCCACACCAAGTTGAGGCTCTTGAAGATTCTGTTATTTTCGAAGTATCCACTCCGCATTTTGATGATGATAGTTACAGAGTAGCACCAGGGGACAGCCAAAGATGAGGTACGCCTTTGATATAGACAACACCCTTGTTCACACCCAAGACGGTGACTACAGCAGTTCAACACCCATACAACACAGGATAGATGCTGTGAATGCTCTGTATGACAGTGGAAACATTATCATATTGTTCACAGCCAGAGGTTCTAGATCAGGCAAGGACTACAGAAGGCTCACAGAAGATCAGATGGCTGCTTTTGGTATTAAATACCATAAATTAGTGTTTGGAAAGCCCGATGTTGATATCTTTGTAGATGACAAGGCAATGTCTCCCGAAGATTGGGATAGAAAAGTTCAAAATAAATTCTCATAATATCCTGTATTGTTTTACTACACAAACCTCCGATACATAAGATAATGGAGGAAGTCATGGGAACACCAGTAGGAAAATCGGGCGATCTGTTCATCTACACAGATTCAAATGGAAGAAGAACAGCAAAGCCTGTTGTTGGTCTTCTATCGTCCAAGCACACAGCCAATGGTAGCCCTGTATTGCAATCCTCCGATACTGTCCGATTAGCGGACGGACGCACTGTGGTTTTAGGTGCGGACTTAGGCTCAAGATTCACTGTTAATGGAAACCCCGTGAAAGACCCGCATTCCCGTGCAGGATCGGTCAACGGTGATCTTGGAGGAAAATACGGAGTATCAAGATGACTGAAGATACAGGGGAATTGTTCCAAAACATGAAGTATTGGTTTGAAATTAGTGTCATGTTGGCAGCAATAATTGCTGGTTTAGTCATAGGTTGGATAAAGATAAGAAAACCAGTAAGTGATTTTTTAACTGATCTATGGAAAGGCGAGAAAAAGCCTAAGAAATCACCTGATTTCTCCGTGGACAAAAACATAAATGAATTTTTGAACCGTCTACGGTACGATACCGATGCCTGTAGAGTAAAGGTTCTTCAGTATCACAACGGAGGATTTTTCTCTAATGGGAAATCTATGAAAAAAATGTCAATGACCCACGAATCTTGTCATCCTGGAATGAAGCCAACTCTTCCTGGTAGTAATGATATTATGGTGTCTCTGTTTGCAGATCTTTTGGAAATGGCACATGAAAATGAACCAAATCTGATAAATACTGGCACTCTGAAAGATTCGTTCTTTAAATCTTATCTTCAGTCCAACCATGTTCTTATGTTTTCAGTTCTTCCGTTAAGAAGCACTAAAAGAGAAGAAATAGGATGTATTCTCTGTGAATGGTGTGCATGGGAGTTTGCGGACAGAGTTCAGAATGATCGCTTTTATGATAAATTCAGTGAAGCCAGAAATAGTATAGAGTTTGTTCTGAGTACCGAGAGGAAGAAGTAAAATGGCTGAACAGATATACAAGGATTTTGACTTTTCATTCAAATCCCATCCTCTTTCTAGTGATCTTTCCTCTTCATCTGGCGAGGCTGCTATCAAAATTGCGATAAAAAATCTATTACGGTTGGCTCCGTTTGATAAACCATTCAATAGAGAGATTTCATCTCCCTTATATGAAGTTTTATTCGAACCGATGGATGTAGCAACTGCAACACTTATGAAAACAAACATAAAATATCTTGTTGAGCAATATGAACCTAGAATATCGACACTGAATGTAACTGTTACACCTTATCCAGAAGATAATAAATATCAAGTAGACCTATCATTTACTGTGAAAAAAAGTGGATCAAGAGAATCATTACAACTGTTCCTACCTGTAGAGAGGTTGAGATAAATGGCGAATAACGAAAACTATTTGGACATAACAGAACTTGATTTTGAAGGAATCAAGACTAATTTGAAGAATTATCTCAAGTCGAAGTCGAGCCTAAGTGGTTATGATTTTGAAGGATCGTCCATGAATATCCTAATGGATATATTGGCATACAATACACACTATGCTGCTTTTTATGCAAGCATGGTCGGAAATGAGATGTTTCTAGACAGTGCATCTAAAAAAGATTCAGTGGTGTCCCACGCAAAGATGTTGAACTATGTTCCCAGATCAACAACATCAGCAAGGGCTGTGATAAATCTTCAGAGAACAACATCAGGGTCTATCAATCGTGGTGATACTCTCATAGGAACTTACAAAAATGATAATAACCAAACAGAATCAAGAACATTTACTTTTTTAGAAGACTATGAATACACTCAAGTAGGAACTAATAATTGGAAAGTAACCGATGCTGTTGTTTCTGAGGGATTTCTCCAAACTCTTACATATGTTTATGATGAAAGAATAAGAGAGAGAAAATTCCTTGTTCCATCGAATGCAGATATATCAACTATTCGTGTGAAGATAAGACAAAGTGCAGCAATGTCGGAAGATGATACCGAAACTTGGTACTTAGCAAAAGATTTTACACAATTAGGAGAGGGTCAAAGAGTATTCTTCTTACAAGCAGCATATGATGGTCAATATGAAGTATTCTTTGGAGATGGTGTTCTTGGTAAGAGACTAAACGACGGAAATTTAGTCTATATCGAATATCTACAATCTGGTGGAGAAGAAGGAAACTTCTACTCTACCTTTGTTATGTCTGGTGCAGCAATAACAACAGTTTCTCCAGCAACTGGTGGTGGAGAAGCAGAGGATGTAACAAGCATAAGAAAAAATGCAGTAAAGGCTTTCTCTGCTCAGAACAGAAGTGTAACGGCAAAAGATTACGAAAGCACCATTTACTCTTTATACCCACAGGCAGAAACGGTAAAGGTTTGGGGTGGGGAAGAAAACAACCCACCTCAATATGGAAAGGTATTTGTTTCAATAAAACCAACTGGTGGGCTTAAAATATCTGATCTTGATAAAAGACAACTATCAAATTCTATCAAAGAAAAATCAATGGTTGGAATAGTTCCAGAAATAGTTGATCCAGAATACCTCTATGCATTCTTGACAATAAACACAAACTTTGATCCTTCAAAGACTTCTCTATCCAGAAATGAAATAGGAGCACTACAAAGACAAAAGGCTCTAGAATACTTTGATGAAGTCTTGGAAAAATTTGATGTTTCTCTGTATACATCTAAACTGAATAAATTATTAGATGAAGTTGATTCTTCTATTTTAGGAACACAACTAAAACTAAACATTGAACAACAGATAAGACCTAGCACAATATACCCAACATTGATTGACCTTCGTTTCTATAACAGAATATACCACCCCTACAATGGTTATAGAGGAGGAGTTCGATCATCTTTGTTTGGATATAAAAATGCTGTTGGAGAAATAAAGAGTTGTTACATCGAAGATAATGGTAATGGACTTCTCTCTATTGTTAGTGGTGAGGGAGACAACAAAATCATCATTGTAGAAAACGCTGGAGAGGTTGATTATTTCAGTGGAAATCTTACAATATTTGAGTTTATGCCTAACGATTTTGGAAATACAGATCACATCAAAATAAGAATAACACCAGAATCAAATGACATATTTGCCATGAAAAATAAGATCATAACAACAAATACCGAGTCCATTTATATTGAAGTTATGACAAATGATGAAGTTCAAAGAAATATGCGTGGTGCATCAAAAGATTTTACTGATTCACTTTCATCTAGAGGTATTCTCCCCGAAGGCCCTGTTTTGGTTTCTCCTTCTGGAATAGCCTTTGGTTTCTCTCCGTACACAGTTCCAACAGCACCTTTCACACCGCCTCTACCAAATAGTGTGCCGATAACACTACCTACACTCGGAAGAATATAGTATGGCAACATCGAACCAATCACTAACTGCTAGAAGAAGTGGCTTCTCGAAAGTCATAAAGCAATCTGTTCCCCGATTTATACTGGAGGAATATCCTTTATTTGTAGACTTTTTGGAAGCATATTATGAGTGGTTGGATCAGTATGGTAATCCTATTGAGTTTCTAAAGAATGGAGACAGATATTTCGACATAGACTCAACCACAGATGAATTCTTAAAAAATTTCAAGAATACTTATCTATATGGATTTCCAAAGACATTTGCCGAGAACGCAAATGGGGTGATTGATGAAAGAACCCTTATAAAGAATATTCGTGAATTTTACAAGATAAAGGGAAATGAAAAGTCAATCAAACTGTTATTCAAAATCATAACTGGATCGGATACTGCAATTGAGTATCCCCGTGATTATGTCTTTGTTCTTTCTTCTGGAAATTACAGAGACTATTACAAAATGTATCTTTTGAAAGATTACACTAATTTATCTTTGGGGTTTGATCCCTTTAAACTTAAAGGACTTCAAATAAAGCAGTATGAAGGAGTAGATACTCTTATCGGCAGTGCAACAATAGAAGATGCGAATGAAGTATCCGTAAGAGGCAAAGAATATTTCATACTTTCTCTCTCAAACCCTGTTGGAAATTTTGTTGAGTCTGATTTTATGCCAACAGTAATAGAACAGGATAAAAAATTCTTCTATCACTATGCTATTTCAAATGTATCTGAATTGGAAATAGTGTCTGGTGGTACAGGTTATGCTGTTGGAGATATGTTTTCCATTGGAAATACCCACCAAGATTTCATAAAAGGATTTGTTTCAAATACTGATGAAAGGGGTTCCGTATTAAAGGTAAAACTATTCTCAAATCCAGTAAACTATACAGGAACGGACACCGTTTATTTTGAAACGGCTTTTGGAACTGGTGCTGATCTGTCTGTTACTAAGAGTATTATTTCTAGTCAAGTTGATGAATACGAAAATACCAAAAACTTATTGAATAAAGAATCTAGAATACAAGACAGTTTTCAGTATCAGCAGTTCTCGTATGTTATAAAATCTAAACGATCACTAGAAGAGTACATAGAGGCACTTAGAACTATTTTACATCCTGCTGGATTTGCAGTATTCAATTCTCTGTACAATAATATTATTACCTCTAAGCCGACAGAATATAAAACCAGAATAATGGCTTATGAATACCCAAGCATTGGCTCTTATGCATCATATGGATTGTGTGCTGGAACTGGTGCTGGATCAATGGTTGCCTTCAATCCCCTAGAGGCTGGCGACCAAAATCCAACAAAAACTTGGGGAAAGGTTTTCTCTAAATGGAATGTTGGAACAGTTTTTGTCAATCCAGGAGCAACTCCACCAAACGGTCCTGGTGGAAACACTGCTTTCTTGTTTGGAAATTTTGCACCAGATAGAATATTCCTTAGAAATGACACCGAAAGTCAAGTTGCAGGAATAACTCATTGGATTGTTTTTCCCCATCCTTCTACTAGAGGCATGACAGCAATTCCAGCAGGAACACTCTTTCAAGACATAAGCATAGATGATGTATCAAAAATGCTTGTGCCTATAATTACACAGTAACAGGAGAATATAATGGCTAGTTTTTCTGGACAATATAAAAACACAACATTGGTGGGAAAGAAAGACCTCACTCAAGGTGCTTCTGTTATCAAAACTCCACTAGACAATGTTACTATACACGAATATACCATACAGCCAAACATAACAACTTCTACTGACTCTGTATCAGATCAAACTGTAACTAATATAAAGCAAATAATAGAAAATACAAAAACTCAGGTTTTAGACGGTGCGGAAAAATATGATAATATCATTTCAAAAATAAATTCTCCCACTCCGTCTTTACCAGATGAGGTTCAAGCATTTTCTTTTGCTGCATTCAGATCAGTTGAACAAAACATAATGGACAGGGTTTGGGTAGCATATAATTTTGATGGAGATGTTGTAACTGCTGCTCCTTATAGCCGTGCCTGTGCATTTGGTGGTGAAAATGGTTCTTTCACTTGGTTTGATTTTATCAATGGTCAAGGTGCTGCATTTGAAGGATATAATCCTGCTGGATCAGGTCAAGTTCATCCGTGGTCTATTCGTGCATGGTATCAATGGGGTGCTAGGCAGTTTGAATTACATTCTCCGTTTGGAAGACCAGTTTTACCTGTGCTCAATCCAATATTTCAAAATTGGGAAAATCTTTCATATCAGGCAGATTCTTTCATCTGCGCAAGAGATGGTTGGAGTGACTTAGGAATACAGTGGGGTAGCCCAATGGCTTGGTTGACAAATGATTTCATTGATGTTTGGAAAGCCTTAATATCAGGAAGACAAGGAAAATTAACAAATCAACAATGGCAAATAATTACAGAATGGTTTAATCCTAATGATCCAATAACGGTATTGACATATAACGGCACAATATCCAGATACGGTGCAGAAGAAGAAAATCAGTATCCAAGATGGAACAGGCTTTTTGCTCTTAGTTATGATGATGCTCTCCAAAGACTCAAGGACTCGGTGCAACCTCTTATTGAGTGTGGAATGCTAATAGGTTTAGATGCTCTTTCAACTTGTCCCGGAGAAGAACCAGGAGCATATATTCCTGGAAATTTGCTTTCTGGACAAGCACAAATGGGTTGGTGGGAATTCTTCTCTTGGTTAAAAGATCAAGTAGGGCTAGATCGGCTTTGGGTTGAGGCTGGCCCTCATGTCAAAACAAGATTAGACAATGGTGCATTGGAGCCTTCTCCATACTTAGGTATGAATGTTATCTCTGCGGAAGATTGGTCATATTATCCCGATCCAACAAAGCACAGATACAGTGAGTTGGGTAGAGTGAAATATATGAGAAATTATCGTTGGGGTGGAGTTGGGCCCAAAACAGCAAGATTCAGTTTCAATAGATCACCAGCAAGATATACGGATCTCAATGCATTTGGAGAAACTGGATCAGATGGAGACAGAAGAATACCCATCTATAAAGCACCAGAAGAACCTGGTGCTGCAACATTTATGGATGGGTTGCAATTCTTGCACATCTATGCTGCAAGAAATCTAATAGATAGATTTGATCTGCCTGGAGATACTGGAACAAACAGAACAATACCCCACTTCATGTTACCACACAATGCCCTTCAAGTTTTTCCCGATAGTTTTGTTCCAACAGGACAACAAAGATTTATTGATCGTTGTCCAAATGCTAATGCATTCAAGACATTCTTGAATACTTATCAAACTCCATATCTACCAGTGGTGGGAATTGATGATGTCGGCAATGAAGCAACATAAATACAAAAAATAGGATAACGATAAACCATGTCCACACAAACAACAAAAGAAGTCATAAGAAAAGGAATTGCCAGTGCTCTTTACAGGGAAATATTAGACCCGCAAAGATCATACTTTGTTGTATTGGGTAGAAGTTATCCGTGGAACTCAAGAAACGGAGTCATACTATCACCTGGTGGTGAGACTATTCCTTTTCCCATTGATTCTGTAGAAGACTACAACAACAGCCTTCGTGATGGCTTCTTTGCAAAAAGAATAGGAGCAAACGATATTCGTTTGATGGTTCCGCTGATCCAATGGACAAAAGGCACTAGATACGCAAAGTATGCATCAAACACTAACATCTTTGATGAAAGATATCTGTACTATGTTTTTACATCCGATGGCAGTGTGTACAAGTGTCTAGAAAATGGAAGAAACATAGAAGAAACGGGTCTTCCGTCTTTGATCGAACCCTCTTCAAAAGACACGGAAAATGCATTTAGCACTCCTGATGGTTATACATGGAAGTATCTGTATACTGTTCCCGAGTATGAAAAAAGACTTATAACCCAATTCAGCGATGAGACAAACTATATTCCAATCTCAAAAGCAAAGGCAAATTATGCCTATGGTGAAAGAGTCCTACAATATGAAGTGCAAGAAAATGCCATCCCTGGAACTATAGACAGTGTTTTCATTAATCCAACAACAGGTCTTTCTGGTAATGCAAATATTCCAAATTCTGCATATAGTGTATCTGTCTCTACAGCGAAGAGTCAAGACTATAGAGTGATATCTGGTGTGTCTGGTGCAACAACAATGGTGATTGGTAGTCCTACTTTGATATCACAATCAAATAATATTTATAGAGAATATACTATAACGATAACAAATGGGGCTGCTGCTGGAATTTTCAGAGAGATAACAGGATACACATATGCTGCATCGGGTGGGCTTATTTCTTTTAGAGAGCCTTTGCCAAAAGATGTCCCAGTTGGATCTAATTATCAAATAGCCCCAACAATAAAGATATTGGGAGATGGAACTGGAGGAAATGGTTATCTTAAACTAACAGAATTTCCCAAATCATTTGATGTAGAAAAATTCGTTGTAACTGATAGAGGAAGAGACTATACCTATGCCCTTACAACAAACCCTGCTCCTTTAGGTTCTTTGATAAACTTTTCTTCTCACCCAAATATTGCTCCCTTTGGTGGTCATGGTTACGATGCAGTAAATGAACTCAATCCAACTTACATTCAACTTTGTGTTGATATAGATGGGGGGGAAACGGCATCAACGCTTCAATTGGCTGATGGTTCATTTAGACAAATATCAATTGTAAAAGACCCGCTCCTTTGGAATACTGGTAAAATTGCTGGAACTGAAAATGGTAAATATGATGAAGTTGTCTTGCGAGTTCTAACTGGAACAGCGGATATTTCCTCCATAGTTTCTGGAAACTATATCTTCGGTGAAACTACACGGTCTGTTGGAAAGATACAAAACATCAGAAATAGCGGAAGAGATTGGATATTGTTGGTAAATGGCTTAAATGGGTCATTGGTGGAGTCTTCATTTGGCGTCAATGGAGAAAACATATCAATATATTCTCACAGTTCACCTGGCTCAGAATTCAAGAGATTGGCAAAAGATGTTGGAATAGTAGTTTCATCTTCTCCATTCATAGGAGGGAACGCAATAAACCAAGCCTATAAATTAACAACAACTATTGGACTTACTGCAACTAATTTTAGCCAGCCATTATCTTCGTATAAAAATGGATTTGCCTATATTATGGGGGTAAGTGCAGATAAATTCAATTCTAGAATATTCTCAATAAGAAGAGTAAGTTATGCTGGAGCGTCTGCTTCTCATTATATTGAATTAACTGGTGTGGTTGGTATAGATAATATAATCACAAGAGGAGCCTCTGCTTCTCTTTCGTTTGATGTTTTGACGGCGGGAGGGACGATTGAACCAAATAAAGGAACTGCCCAAGTTGTCTTTGTTGATCCACCAGCGTTTGAGCCTCTTTCTGGAGAAATGATCTACATAGAAAATACAGAGAACAAGACTAGAAGCAGGGTTCAAATGGAAAGAGTATCAATACTAATCAAGATTTGAGGTAACTGATGGCTGACAGATTAGGAATTTCAAATAAACCACCCTACTTTGATGACTTTGACTCATCAAAGAATTATTCTAAGATTCTTTTTAGACCAGGTAGGGCAATACAGTCAAGAGAGTTGACTCAAATTCAAACTATTTTACAGAATCAGATAAGCACAATTGGTGACAGGATTATCACTTCTCCTATTGTGTCTGGCGGCGATTTTCAAGTAACAAATGTAAAGTATCTAAAATTTTACTATTTGGGTGATCCATCGTTCTTAAAAGATAAATTAGTTATATTTGGTGAGAACCAAATCCTGTCCAGAATAAAAGTAATTGATGTTACAAAAAACATAGACTCTTTCGACAATAATTATGTCATGTTTTTTGAATATCGTGATGGTACTGAGTTCACTACCGCAATAAATTTGAATCCTCTTCCTCTGATAAATCAAACTTATGTTGCTACTGTTATAGACGAAAGCACTTTAAGCCAAACCAATTTCACATTCAATATCAAAGGTGTTCCAAACTATAATACTCTATCGGAGGCAGACAGAAATCCAAACACAGGATTGTTGATACACGGAGATGCTTTATTGGTTCGACTATCACCTGGTGTATTCTACAAAAGAGGATTTTCTATCTCAACAAAGAGTACGCTACTTCTACCTTTGCAAACTTTAATTCAAAGTTCTGGTTCTGGCAAGTATCTTAACTATGCCCCTTCAATACAAAATACTAGAGTTGGGCTAAAACTAACACAAAAGTTTATTACCTTTGAAACTGATCCTACTTTGTATGATCCTTCTGCTGGATTCTATAATTTTGCTTCTCCTGGTGCTGACAGACTGCAAATCGACCCATCACTTATACAAATGAGTTTTGGTCAAAATTTTGAAAATACAATAGAATTGGCTGATATAATAAATGGTTCTATTAGAGTTGTAGACTCTTCATTCAAGAAGAGGAAAAGAGATCCTAACTGTGATTCTGTTGACAAAGTTCTCAAACCATTTATCTTGGATATAATAGGTGCTACTCTTAATATAAACAGCGGAAGAGCATTGGTCAATTGCACTGATATAGAAGTGATTGAAAATCAAGCAGTAAGTTTAGTCAAAGAAAGCGATAACATACTGTTTTCGAACCAAGCGTTCAACGACCAATGCCTTTCAGAAGCAATTATAGTACAAAGTAACAACGAAAATCCTCTATTTTCTGGAGTTGGAGGAACTGGTGGTGCTGCGAACGATTACACTTTGACAAACACAAACTATTTTGGAAGTGGAAAAATTAGAAAATTATTCTCCGATGAAGCAACGAGACTAGAAATAGTCAATTGCGATGGCATCAAAATAGGATGCTTGACTGTTCTTGACATAGAAAAAAACGATGAAACATCTTACAGAATTTACTTCAATGAATTGCAAAGTTATATCAGCACAATCTCAACATCAATGCTGTTTGCTGAAGCCTGTACACTTTCTTTGGATGGAGAGAAAGTATTTTCAGTTGAAAGTCCAGTTTCTCTAACTTGCACTGATACAACTCCTGGTGGCAAACAGAGATTGGTGTATAAGGTTCCAAAGGGAAGCAATGTTCGATCTGTTTTCGATGCAGATTATATGATTACTAGAGATTTTGTATCGGATATAAAAACAAGCATAATTCCAGGAACACAAGAAGTACCAACAAATGCGACAATTGTTGAGTTTGACATGGATATACCCAATGGTGTATTCAATGACAATAATTATCCAACTGCAAATGTTGATATGTTTACGGTTGTTCTGAATGGAAAGGCTGTTCCCTTAAAAAGAGGAAATGGTGCTACCCCCCATATTAGGATAAATGAAAGCAAAACAAGAGTTACTGTTGTCCTAACAAGCGATCAGTTTCCAGCAACATCATCTGACAACGAAACAAGATTGGTTCTCCCTAGTGCTGGTAAGTGTTATTTGATTACAAAAGTAAGATTTCCAGAGAAATCTTCTGGAGACTCTTCTGCGGCTGCTTCGACCCCTCTCCCTCATAGAAAGAAAATACTCAAAGAGGCTAGAGGTGTTTATTTGCAGAATTTGGCAAAAAATAGAACCATAAGTTTAGGATACTCCGATGTTTACCTTCTTAAGTCAGTTACAGATTCAACAGGAACCAATGTAACAGATAAATTCATATTTGATGATGGTCAGAGAAACGACCGATACGACCACGCAACAATAACATTGGTATCTGGTGAAATACCCGATGGCAATGAAAAAGAGTACACAGTTGAGTTTAGATATTTTGAACATGAACCAATTGCTCCAGGGTTCTATGGCCCGATCACCGTCAACTCCTATGGGTTTGACAAAGATGGAATTGCTATACCAAATTTCCACGGATTTGACCTCAATGGTCAGAGAATGACTTTAGGATATGATGAAATACCTAATTTCTTAGACAGAATAAGTGGAGAGGTTATATCACTTGCAGACGCTGTTGATTTCAGAATGTTTAGAACACAAGAAGGATTGATAGAAAATAAACTGAACAAGTCTTCGATATTAAGAGCAAGATGGTTCCCATCACCAGATTCATCTGCTGCGGTAGAGGCTAGTTATAAATTAGATTTACCTAGAATAGATCTTTTGGTCTTGAGAGAAGATGGAAAATTCTCTTTGCTTTCTGGAGAACCATCTACTAATCCAGTTCCTCCAGAATATCCAAAAGACGGATGCGTTGTTGCTGAAATAAATGTTCCAGGAACAATAGTTTCTTCTGAAGACTTCATCATAAAGAAACCCTTTATTAAATCTATATCTCTTCCAGAACTCAACGATATGCAAAACAGAATCGCTGAATTGGAAAAGTCACTCTCTATACAAACATTGGAAAACAAAGCAAGAGCACAGAGTGCTGTTTTGCGTAATGAATTCCTTACTGGAATGCTTATTGACGACTTTGGTGGTCATTATGTTGGAGATGTTTCAAACGATGAATACAACTGTTCGATTGATTTTTCCAAAGGTTCTCTTCGTGCTCCTTTCACTTGTCAATTCTTTGACTTCATACCAAACACTGGATATCCAACAACTGTTGTGGGAGAAAAAGACTATTTCATAATGGCTGAAGAAAATGTTTCTGGTGTGACTATAGTGGCAAACGATCAGGGAACAACAGAAGTCACAGTGAATCCAGTAGGCTCTAGCAATTGGCAAGGTTATCTTTCATTAGACAGACCATATCAACTTTGGGTTGACCAAACAACCAAACCTATTGTTAGAAACAATACAAGAGGACAAAATGATGCTTGGGAGGCTGGTGGTGAGTGTGTTCAGTCCAATGGTAGAAAGAATGGTTTTGGAACACAATGGGCATTTTGGAAGAGTCTTTGGTTTGGCGAAAGTTTGCTAACGAGTACAGTGATTGAAAAAGACAGAAGTTCTGCCAAAGGATTTGCCGACACCATCATAAATGCGGCTCCTTCAAGGTTCTCAAGAAGCGTAAACAAAGACACGCTGATGTCATTTCCAAAGAAAACAATAGGAAATGGAGGGTTTGGTCTTACCGATTCAAAGACAAACAGATATGTTGACTCTGGATTGAGTTTCTTCTCTCCAGAAAATTATCTCATAATAAGAGGAACATCCTTAAAACCAAATACTTCATTCTCTGTATTCTTTGAGAACATGGTTTCTCCTATTCTGTCGAGTAGAATACTAGATTTACAGGGAAATCAACTGACAAATCTCATCAGTGATTCTAGCGGTAATCTAAATTTTGTCTTGTATGTTCCAAACGGAGCATATATCACAGGAAATAAGGTGATAAAGATAGTTGAAAACACACAATCGACTAAAAAATCATTTGCTTCTTGTGTCTATTCGAATAATGGTTCTGCTTGGAAGAATTTGGCAGAGAATGATGACACAACAGTAGAGTTCGAAACATTGCCGATAGGAAGAACTGATGTTTTGCTTACAAATGAAAACACCCTTTATGCAGATGAGGGTGTAATAAACGGGGTTTATCAAAAGTTCTTTGTTGATAACACAGAAAATCCAGATGGAATAATCATAGACAAAATTGGTGTATATTTCTCAAGAATTGATTTATCACTTCCTGTGTCTATAGAGATAAGAAAAGTCTTCAATGGTGAAGTAGACTATCATAAGATAATAAGAAATTCTAGAATAGAAGCAACACCAACAACAAAGGGATACAACGAATTTAGATTCACAAAATCTGTATACCTTTCTCCAGGTGAATACTCTCTTGCGATAAGATCAAACTCAAGTCTATATGCCGTTCATGTTTCTCAAAAGGGAGAGACTAGAGTTGATGAAAGTGCAGTGTTATTGGATGGAGAAGTATTTGCTAACTCTGTTTTCGGTTGCAATGGATTCTTTGGTGGGAGTTCGCTCACGCAAGCAGAAGACACAAACACAACCCTAAGATTCTATCTTCACAGAAAATCATTCAAGACGGGTGGGGGAATAGAAAAACAGGCACAATTTAGGCTACCTCTATTCAATGGAACTAATAGCACAGTTGATTTTGATACTTTATATTTCTCAAATGATAATTGGAGAACAACCACAGGAAATGTTGTTTATACACTAAAGGCTTCTCAACAGAAGATAATATCATCAAACACAGACAATGATGGGTCTGGTAACATCTCTACCTCCACATCTAGATTAGGAATTGTAGTCACAACAAACAAAGAATCAATATCCCCAATAGTTGATATCAGAAAATTAGGACTTTTGACAGTCAAAAACAGATTATCAAAGACTGTTGATGTCACAAAAAGTGGAGCAGAACTAAAGAATTTTGGAGGTTCCGATGGCTCTGTTATGAAGTATATTACAAGAAGAACAGACCTTCGTTTACCTGCAAATGTACTCAGAACTTCATTTGATGCAATGTTACCCGAAGACTTTGATATACGGGTATATGGAAAACTGTTATACGAAGGAGATACAGATTTTGATAATCAAGTTTATACAGAAATGAAAAGAATAAGTGGTGACTCCAATGTTTCCAAAAATTCTTTCGGAGAAATGATATTTGAACTAGATGCAACATCTAGTGCTAAGAATTTCATATCTTTCTCGGTAAAGGTAATAATAACGGCAAATGGATCAACTACGACGGATAGAATCTCATTCTATCCAGAAATCAAGAATCTAACTGTTGTTTCTTCGGTGAGGTAAATATGGTACATGGAACATACATCAATACAAACGAAGAATCTTATCAAATTTTCGTAAGAAATAGAGAAGAGAAGAAGAATTTAGAAAAGCGCATAGATAGATTAGAAATCTTACTATCAGATATGATCGAAAGAATTTCTAAACTAGAAGATTCAAGAAAAGATACTATTAACTAATCTAGAGTAGAAGAGGAAATATGAGTCAACCCCTTCATGTAATCACACCATTAGGACTAGGTGATAATTTTTTAAGGCATTTCATAAAAACCAATGACCTTATATCGGTTGTCAACCAAATAAGAACATATGATGTTCTTGCCACTGGTGGTATCATCCACTCAAGGCAAGTGTCAGGGCCGTCTGGAGCAGTTGAGGTATTCCGTCTTAATTTTGCATCGACAGGCGCAAATGGATATGGGTTAGGGCTTATTGGTCTTTCTAATCCAAATAGTAGCGTTGGTTCTGAATGGGAGGGAAACACCTTCGCTATCAGAATAAATTATGATAATCTTCAACTTTCCTCTCCCTTTGTCGGAGCCTGTGGAGCAACCGTTTCTGTCTCTGATTTTGATATTGTTTCTATCGGTGCTAGTGGTAGTAGAGGTGATGGAGTTTTCAGACCACTAAAGGTCTTTGCAAAAGATTCTTTGCCATACAACATAGATGGATCACACAGATTCCGTGGAGAAATATTCTTTGATGGTTCTCAAGTAGTAATAAATTCATCACAATTCCATGTTGATGATAGACTTATATTCTTAGCATCTGCTGGTAACACAGATGCACCTGGCTCACTTAGCGGTTTGACTATAAATTCAGTTTTGGCAGGTGGTTCTGGTTCAGGATTTGTTGTTAAGGGGATTTCTGGAGATAAACTATTTGTCTACAAAAGTTCTGATAATGGAAACACTTACTATGCATTTACATCATCTGAATATCTCGAAACCCAAAAAGGATATGTCTCTTCTGATGGTGGATTCAAATTCATAGGAGTAAGTGGAAGTTCTCCGTTTATATCTCTCAGAACTATAGGACAGGACACCGCATCCATTCCTTCTGGATGGAAAATTTATCAGTCTGTTACTGGAGCACAGGTTGGCTCTCTAAAGATAAAAAGAGAAGGAATAACAGACTTTGATGCACTAGAGATGTTCCCAAGTTCAGAAGTAAAAATAGGAACAATAGCAAATGGCACTGGTGGAGAGGGAAGTTTCAGAACAGAAGCAACTAAGTTTAGTGTTCCATCAACAAGAGAAAAGCAAGTTCTCCACTATAGTTGGCAAAATCGTGATTTGGTGGAAATAAAGGCTACAGCAGATGGTGGAATGTTTGCAGAGCCACTATCTTTCTTCAAAGAAGGAACAGTTCTGACTTATAATAATTTTGGTCAATATAAAAGAGCAAGGTGGGACGCTGATCCTTTTGATGGGTACAAAGATTCAGAAGTAATCGGAATATTGGAAAAGATCACTTCTGATGATTTCTTGCTGCAAGTTCCAGTCATAAGTGGTGCTGGTGCTACCTATACCCAATCTCTGTTCTCAGTCAATGAGAATGTCTCTATAGTTGGAAATGGATTCACTGTTCGTGGCTATGTTTATGATAATCTTCCTGCAAATGGATTGAGTGGAATAAAAGTATTTGTTGATACTTTCCCACAAGGAATAACGGTTGGTTCTTTTGCAGCAACAAATGGTCTATTGTTCCAAAATGGTGGTGCTACCCTTCAGGGTTCTAGTGGTGGGGATAACGACTTGATTCGTGTATCTTCTACGATAGGAATTACCGTATCTCCCATAAATTATGGAGTCATAGTAAGACAAGGTGTTTTTGAGATACCAACATCAGGTGCTACAGGATACAGCAGTATTACTAGTTTGGGCTTATCTGCTGGATGGCTTTTCTATCTTGGTGGAACATTTGGTGGAAACAAGAGCAATTGCTATGGTGGTGTTACATATTCACCTGGAAATCTATTCGATCCTATAACATTCTATCAATCTGGTGCTAATGTAGCCAAACCAGTATTCATATACTTAGGCTTAATTGATGGAAAGAGAATGGGTCTTTTCCAACACTATCAGGGACTAGGACTAACATATTCAATAACATCTTTTGAAACACAACCTGTTTACTATGATAAAGATACAGGAGAACTGAAAGACTTTAGCATCATAGGACAAGTTGCTGGAACAAATAAAATTCTGAATTCTGGATTTGATCTTTGGAGAAGGTTGGATGCGGCTGGTGGAACTTATTTGGGATTTGATTCTGGAATTAACAACGGAATAACATTTGGTCAAACCACAAGACAAGTTTATCCATTTGGAACAACATATGATGGTCTTGCCTCTACACCATTCTCTAATACGATTGTATCTGGATACATTGCAGATGGTTATTTCTTTGATACAAAAAATAGATCAAGGTCGATTATTGTTAGAAGACAACCAATAAGTTCAACTCTTCCTTCGATGGCATCCCCACCAAATTATGAATTGAGAATGATGCAAGTTACTGGTGGTAATGCGTCTGGTAGACCTAGACTATATTCAATAATACCAGATCACAAAACTATTTCTGGTAGTGATTTCAATTTCTCTTTCTTTGCGAAGACAGATTCTACTTCAACAGTCGGAATAACAATAGGAACAGCATTTGTTTGGAATGCTGGAACCACTTATGGAATAATAGAGTCAAGAGGAGCATTCCTCTCTAGTGGTTCTGGTGTTTCTGGTGGAAACTTCTACACTCTGAATCTTACAAATTCATATCAAAGATATAACTTCATATTCTCTGCGGAGAGTTTAACATTCCCTGGTCTTTTGGGGACAAATTCATCGTTTGTTGCTCCATTTATAGAAATGGGATTAACTTTGGGTGATGGAAAATCAATTTACATAACTGGACTTCAACTATCTAAAGGAATGTCCCCCAAGCCTTACGAAAAACGGTCAGTATCATTTGAAAAGGCAGAATGCGACCGTTATTTCCAAAACATTATTTTGGGTAATGGAGGTTATTATCCAATATTTACTGGTAGTTCGGGCCCTAAGATTTTCACCGTATCCAATCTCTCTGTTCCTTTAGCAGAAACACCAAATGTTGTAACTGCAATAGACATAACAAATGTTGGTGTGGTAGGTGCTTCTGCCTCGGGAGATATCAGAAACTTAAGAAAAGATTCTATTTCAGTTCTTCGTGATGTAGACACAGTATCCACAACATATCACAGATTCTTTGAATCTGTGTATTCGTTAGATTCTTCTGGATTCTCTGGTTCTGTTGCAGGAAAATTGGTTGGAATGGTTTAATAGGAGAGAAAAATGTCAACGACTAGAATTTTCGGAAACAATCCATATGAAGTTTATCTGAAACCACTCAATAAAATTGAGATTTCGGTTGATGTTGGGGATAGTTCCATAACAAATGGAACAGTTGTCGCATACGATCAAACAGGAAAATTAGTAAAGGCTAATGCATCTAGTCGTCTTCTATCTTCCATAGTTGGAATAGTCACTGACATAAGTAGTGGTAGAGTAACAATTGTGACTCAAGGATTCACAACTACTGTTCCAAAAGGAATGGAAGGAACATCCGTTTCTAGTGGAGAAGTTTGGTTTTTAAGTGATAGTATTTCTGGTTCTTTGCGCAATTCACCACCGATTGCTTTAGGAACAACAAGAATAGCAGTCATACAAAAGGTAGATAATGGATTTGTTGTTTTAGGAACCCCTGGAATTGTTAATGGTATATCTTATCGTGGATATGTTAATATATCCGCAATACAGCCCATAGGAACTCTTACCTCTTTCATAGGAAATACAGATTCTATACCAAAGAATTGGCTCCTTTGCGATGGATCTTATGTAAGTATTGACGCATATCCCGATCTCTATAGGCTGATAGGATCTGTTTATGGAGAAGTTTTAGATGGTCGTTTCAAGTTGCCAGATTTCCGTGGTAGAACTATGGTTGGTGCTGGTTCTGGTGAAGGACTTTCAACAAGACTCATAGGAGAATTTGGTGGAGAAGAACAGCACCAACTCTCCATTGCCGAAATGCCAAGCCACAACCACAGACCAGCAATAGGAACAAATGAGGGAGTTGACCATTGGTGGGGCAGCGACAATAGAATAGGAACTCCAAATTTTGATTACGATGGAAATGCGGCAACAAAACCATCAGACGGATTTATTGCCCCATCATACAAGACAAATTCTGTTGGAGGAAATTCTTCACACAACAATATGCAGCCATACTCTGTTGCAAATTGGATAATCAGAGCAAAGGCTGAGTCTGAATTTGCCCTATTGGATGTAAATGTAGAAAGTCTAACAAATGTGGAAAAGGGAATTACTGCTTCGGACGGTGATTTGATCCGATATGATGGTTCGACTTGGAGATTCACAAAACACAATATTTCAAATAGTAAAGACTTGACATACAACGAAAATAATATTGCAGTAAATGATATTTTGACAGTCCAAACAGTAACAAATGGTGTGCCTACATTTAAGGTCACTGCTCCTAGTGGATCTAACATCAGTATAGACAAAACACAAAGATCACACAAAAATGGCTCCCCAAGACCCTCCGCTGTTGTTGTTCAATTGGGTATTACTTCAGATGCACCTGTTGGAAGAAAAGGAATAATTTATTTCAATGGAACTCTTGAAATAGAACCGACAAATGGCTCCGTTGATGGAACAGTGGAAGTAAACATAATAGGATATGGAAACTCAACCACAGAATTCGATTCTGTTGTCATACCACATTATGTTCAAGGAGACATAAAGAAAATGAAAGTGCCTTTCTCTGCTACTGTTGCAGCAAGAACATATGAAGGCGGAACTGGAACAAACTACAAATATTCATACTATCTGTCAACTTCGACAGGTGCTCAGTTTAAGGCAAATAAGTTAACAATAGATAATGTAAAGTTTGTGTATTGATAGGGAGAAACAATGTCATATACCGCTGGTTTCAATTTTGATGTATCTAATCTAGACAACAATTTCTACAAAAAGTTGTCCAACGGTACTCCTATCCCAAATCCATATAAAAGTGTCTTTTTGAAGAAATTGCAATCGCAACCGTCTGCTGATTTTCAAATACAAAGTGCATTGAATTCTCTAAACGATCAGTTTATTGATGATGAAGTCAAAATTACGATAAAGTTTGAAGACACGGAAGGTTCTACGCTAGATGCTAGAAGAACCCTAACTGCTCATTCGTTTGATGTTCCAGTTGTAATCGACCACCCTGTTGGTGAAAGATTAGTAATTGAAGGAATAGCACCGACAGATCACTCAATATTCGGTGTTTCTTATTATGATGCAGCAAAACACAGTTTATTGACGACTGTTAACAGTAAGTTTTCTAATACAGAATTGGCTTCTGAAGATGGATTCTATGCACAGTTTGTAATAAGCAATGGTGCTAGTTTGAAGATAGGTGAATATCTTGCAGTATATGACAATAGATATCAAAAATATCTGAATCCTTCATTTTATAGATTTAGAGATGATGTAAACGGTAGAGTATTTGCAACACCATATCCAGTGACTGCTGAAAAATTGAGAGCATCACTAATGGTTGGTGTTCACGAAATAGTCGATAAAATCGACTTAGATTTTACTAGAACAACAGATGGTTCTTTCATAAATAAATCCAATCCTGGAAACAAAGTTGACTATGTTACTGTTAGGATTAAAAACTATAATCCGACTTACACAATAGGTCTTACTGAATATACAGTAGATTTTGCTAGAAGAGCATATATGACACCTCAAGGTGTTATTGGTAGATTTGAACAGGGATATGGTTCTTCTTCTGTATTAGAAGATCCTCTTTTCTTCAGCGGTCTTTCTTCTGGAGTATCTGGGAATGGAGATATAGCCTCCATACCAGGATACAGAAGTTCCTCTCACTATAAGTATGGTATACTTGCTGCTGGTGGTGGTGGATTATTCTCAACATATTTCAATTTCCAAGATGGAAATGGCTCTTCTCAACTTTCTAATCTACAACACTCGCAAATCATTGATAATAGAATAGGTCTTACTGGAATGTATCTTGATGGACTCACAGTTGAGTCCATTGGTGATGGATGGGAAAGATATGATCGACTTGCCCAAACTAGTGGAGACAACATAGTTACCAGAAATTATAGAGATACCAACGATTTCCGTGCTAAAGGTTTCAAATCTATCATTCGCTGCAAATCTGATGGGTTTATAATCTGCAATAATAGCAAGCCCACCGAAATCAAAAACATCATTCTTGTTTCTGAAATTGGTTCTACTGGTCATGGTATAAGGGTCGAGAATAGTTCATCTGTAAATCTACATCAGGTTGCAGTAGTAGGTTTCAGAAAAGGTGCTGGTATATTTGCAAATAACAAATCAACAGTTAATATCTTGGCAGATAAATTCTCTGATCCAGAAGTTTTCAGAGAGGTTGGGGCATTCTCTTGTTGTAATTATACTGGATATGAGGCAAGAAACCACTCCAATATCAATGCTCATCGTTCCATTGGTAGTGGAAATTTATTTGCAAATTACTATGCAGCAGAAAATTCATATATCAATGCCTATGCAGCAGTTTCCACTTGTTCTAAAAAATATGGAATAGTAGCAGTAGGAAAGAGTTTCATAAATGCAGACTCGGCATTCTCTTGTTTCAATGGTTCTGATGGTTTCTTTTCCTCAAACGGAAGCCTTGTAACAATAAACTCGGGAAGAGCCTGTTACAACTACGGTAATGGAATTCATGCATTCTCTTCTGGAGAAATTAGAGCGTTTGATGTTATAGCATCTTCTAATAAGAAAGATGGAATAGTTGCAAACGATATGTCTACCATAATTTGTGGCGATTCATCAAAAGAACCAATAGAATGGGACTTGTTCTATGGTTACGAGCAGCCATATTATAAGTTTGAGAATCCTACAAACATATCACAAGCAAGATTTAATGGTATATCGGGGTTGGCTTCTTCTACTGATTCCTTTGTCAATGCTTCTTTCTTTGAAACCAACGATAACTCTAGATTGGGTGGAGAACACGGAAGATTGAAAGATGTTAGTTGTGTGTATTCGAATGTTGTGGGTTATTGTTATGGTGGTTCTTCTGCTGGATCTCTTTGTGATGCAACATTTAAGTATTGTGATAATGCTGTTTTCAATCCTGCTTCCTTTGACGGTGGAAACACAAATGATATGTTGAATGCTTTGATTCCAGAGTCAACACCAATAGCATCTATTTGTATTCCATATGCAGAAAGTGTGGGTGTTACTGCTCAAATTCCAGTATCAAAAACAAGATACAATACAATTATAGGTGGATTGGAAGGAGAGTATGGTGCTTTCTCTGGACTTACTATTGGAAAGATATTAGGATGCAAGGGTTATCTCATAGGGTGTGGCGTCTACTATGATTTGGCACAAGGGCCAGGTGCTGCTTTCCCCCCAGGAGGAAATACAGCAAGAGGTGCTTGTAGCCCATCAACAAGTGTTGAAAACATATTGGCTGGAAATACAGCAGAAACACCAACAGATAGTTTCTTTATGCAATCGAATACCCTTGCTTGCACAGCAGATTCTAATTCTCTACTAGAAAATATCATCTGTGTTTCTCAAGGTATAGCCCACAGAACTCCAAAAAGACCTATTGGACTAATTCTACCAAATTATGATGTTGAAATTAGAGACTCTGCAAAAATTGCATTTGCAGGAAGAATTGCAAATTTTGGTTATTATGACATAAGAACTGGTGTTAGGATTCAGCCTCTATACCCAGGAAGTGCTAAAGAATCAGGAATGCTGAAGCCAGCAACTTTGATTGGTTACTCTGGAAATAGAAACGGAAGCGAATTGGTTATCACCGATCAAATTACGCTAGAAACAGGAATATTCGGTAATCAGGGACAAGGAACGCTTGATCCAAAGTTAGCAAATAAGATAATCAGATATTCTTCTGAAGATTTCCTATCGGCAGCAGAATTATTTGATCCAGTGTCCCAATTAGGCTTTGTAAACAACACTCCCTATATCTTGAACCTGGGTAAGACCGATCCTGATACTGGAGCAATCACAGTCAATGTTGGGGCAACTGCTGCTGAAATTATTTCCATAAACACTTCTAGCACTCCACAACAATCTTCTGGTGACGGATATCCTACATATTAATATTGGGAGATAGATAATGCCAAATAACTTTCAGTTTCTAGACGATCCAGATGATGTACCCTTTATAGAAAGTGGTGCAACCAAAGATATAACCATTCATGTTGAAGTTGATGGAGACGATGACGCAAATAGTGGTGTTGATGGTAGTCCTTTCAGAAGTCTTGGGAAAGCCATTGATGTTCTGAGAAACAAAATAATCTCCAAGACAAACATGGTTACTGTACAATTGGGTGCTATTAAGTCCAGTTCAGATGGTGGCTATAAAAAATATTTTGAAGAAGATGATGTAAAGATCGACTTTGAATCTGCAAAAAGAGTTAAGATCAAAGGGGTAAAACCAACAGACCATGAAGTTATTGCAATAAACTATTATGACAAGGCTCCTGATAGAGAAGGTTACTACTGCCAAATAGTTGTCTCAAATCAGGATAAAATCTCTGTTGGTGACTATTTGGGAATCTATGACCATTTGAAAATAAAGAAGGCTAATCCTTCTTATTTTTGGGCTAGAAACAATATTAAAAGTCCTCTCTCTAGAACAATAACAACAAATAACTGCTATGTTGAAGCAATCCGCTGTGACATGATATTGGGTTGCCATGAAGTTGTTGATGTCGGGCCTTTTATGACTCACTCTGGAAATTACTCTAGCCTAGACACTGAGTTATTCCAAAGCACAGATGTCAAAATTGGTGTAGTTACTCTTCATGTAAAGAATGAAAATCACACCTATAAAAATCTTTCAATGGTTCCATATTGGACTTCTTTGGGAAGAAAAAAGGGTGATGCGATATACACTTATGCCGCAGGCCCTGGAAATTCTCCAATAGAATCAAAACAGAGCAATTCTATGCCTCCTGTGTTTTATGGTGGAACGATGCTCTCAAATCCACAGACTTTGGAATCACAAGGATTGGATCAATTCTATTTTGATAATCCTATTCAACAAGTAGAAATAGTAGATATTATGATTCGTGGTTATAGATTGAGTATAAATTCTTTGGACGACAAGATTATTGATCCAAGAAACGGGAAAAAAGCAAAGAGTGCCATACTTTTATGGAATGACAAAACTCTAACTGGATACAACAGAATAGTGGTATCTTCCACAATATGTTCTTACTTCTATAAGAAGTTGATACAAGATTTAGGAATCAATTTAGACCTTCCATTCTACTTTGGTGAATCCTCTGATCCTTTTATTCCTACTAGAAAATTTGTTCAAGCGGCTAAGAAAGTTCGTGATTATCTTCTTGCTGGAGCAGAAAATCTAGAAGGAGTACCATCTTGGGATGAAGACAATCATCCTGGATTTGGCTATGGGCCTTTTGAAGGATCGGCTGTCCGTAGACCACCATTTAGTGGTGGAGCAGATGTAGACACCACTTCATATCCAAGTGAATATAGAGATGAAACAAAGTTGTCTTATTTACTACAGACATACAACATCTATCCTCCGATAAACGGTCAGTTGTACAAGCCTACTTTGATTAGAAGAATCAGGTCTTGGTATAACGATAATGCAACTGAAAAGGGACTACAATTAGATCGTTGGGAAAAAGTAGGAAATCAAAGTCCTTTCTTCTGTGGATATATCACTCCTCAAGGTTGGTACAAGCAGAGATACTTTACCAACACAGGAGCAACAACTGGTGCTCCTGTACCCAGTTTAAGTGATATTAATGACAATGATGGATACCATAAGTTGATTGGTAGTACATATCCACAGTATGTTGCAAATCCTGTTACTATCTTCAATAAGATAGCAGGGGGAGCAAGGGGAGCATTTTCAAATGAAAGATCGGCAACAAAAAATTCATACTTCTTAGATCCAACAACATTTTACTATGAGAATTCTGGAATATCTGGAGGTGGATTTAGTTTTGGAAACACATCTGATTATAGTCCAAGAGAAGGTTCTATGGGTTCTGTATGGTATAGTGGTCTTGTCAATTTTCTAAAAGTTGGTGATGGAAATAGAGGATTGGGTGCAATGGGACTAACTGTTTTTGACAGATACTCATTTGCATACGAACAGGGTTCTAATATAACAGCAAATGACAATATAATAAGCAAAACATTTGACCCAAATGTTCTTGACACAAATCCTATAGAAACAATGTATTCACTAGAAACAACAAACATAAGAGCCAAGTGCTTTAAGACTATTTTGCGCTTTGGAAATAATGGGATTAAGATTTCAAAGAAGTCCAAACTAGGATTGCTAAAAGATGTTTGTATAGTAAATTTCGGAAGAACAAACTCACAGACAAGAAATTATGGATTGCTTGCGGATGAAGAGTCTGTCATAAATGCAACCAACATTGCTGTTTGTAGTTTCTCTTGTGGTATTTCTTCAAAGAATCAATCTTTGATAAATCTTTTGGCTGATTTAGGAAATAGCGATAACCAATATCATAAGGATATGTTCAGAGCAATAGACCCTGCTGCCTTTGTTACTGCAAACGGTATTGGTATGGAAAGTACCATAAAATCCCATATCAATGCACAAAGAACAATAAGCAGTGGATCAAAGATGGCTAATTATTTGGCTATAGCAAGTTCATCTATGGACTGCTCGAATTCAGTATCGGTTGGAAGTCAAAAGCATGGGTTTGTTTGCGAATTTAATTCCTATATGAAGGCTACTAATTCTTTCTCTGAGTTCAATTCTGGAATAGGATTCTGTGCTGCAAATAACAGTCTCTTAGTTTGTCATCGAAGCAGATCAATATGGAACGGGTATCATGGTCTTATGGCAACAAACAGATCAACTATAAAATGCTATGAATTCATAGCAAGATCAAATGATGGTGATGGAATATTGGCACAGAATAAGTCAACAATATCTGCTGGAGCAAACTCAACCAAGTGTGCAAATTATAGAAAAGAACTAATAAGTTCTGGGTTTGCTGCATACAACACAGATAAAACTGTTGATAATTTTGGTACATACTCACAATTGCCACCCCATCTGTATCAGATAAAAATTTCTGCTCCTCTAGTCGATCCGTCTATAAGTTTACCAGATGCTGCTATTGGTATAAACAGCAATCCAACTCATAGTACAAATGTACTCTATCACGAATCAAACAGTACGATATCTGAATTCAATTCTGGATCTGGATTTGCTTCAGAAGCAGATTCTCTGATAGTTGCTGATAATACTATTTCTAGATACAACAGTAAAAAGTATGGAGAATTTTACCTGTATGGTTGGTCTGGAATAAAGGGTTCGTTTCCAACTGATACTTTTGCACCATCAGAAAGGAGTCGGGCATGAGCGACGGTGGAGATTTTGAACCAAACCCAATAAACATACCAGGTCTGTGCTACTCTCCTGGTTTTGAGTCAGGATATGCTTGGGCAACCCAATACTCATCAGAACTAGATGGATGCTTGGCTTTGTCTCAAGGAATGTACCTTTTATCAAATCAGATAACAAGAGACATTGAAGGAAAAACTGCTGGTATATGTGTAAATCCGTGGGATTTCAATTTTGTAAAAGCAAATACTGTTGATGGTAGATTGGTTGCTAGACCAGAAGGTTACTCTAGAACATCGTACACACCATGCGACTGTTCATATCATAAGTGTGATAGAAACTTTCAAGGCATGGGCTATACATTCGACATAGCCAAACTTTGGGAAGGTGATTTCACAGATGGCCCGAATCTAGGTTCAATCTTTAATCTGATAGGAGGGACATCAGATTTAAACAAAATAAACGAACAATTAGATTCTATAGGTTTTCCAAAATCTATCTTAAATCCATCCAATAATACATGGTATTATGACTATAGAGGGCCAAATGCAATTAAAGGTGATCTTAGTGCAGAAGAATATAACCTGTACACACAAAGAATAAAGGACTCAGAGTTTGCTACACCTAGTGGATCTACTGAGGCTAATCTCTTTACATATGCAATGATTGATCTCTGTGGTGGTGTTGTTACTGCTGGAATTGCGCTTAAAAATAACATCGTCTCTCTGTTAGCATTAAACCAAAGTGTACTTCAAGTGAGTGAAAGTGCATTTAGCAATGGATTTGAAAATGGTGGAGATGCTTGGAATGAAATAGCAACTGATATCATTAGAAATTACGAAAGAAATGCCGACATACCAGGATTTTCCGCAAATCTTGTATATCAGGTTATTCCTGGACTGGAAGGAATACAAGAGAAATGTATGTGTGTTGATGCTGGTCTACATGGTTTTGATGCACACCCATTTGCAGATTGGGAAATCGTTCAAAATCAACTCTTAGTCGAAGGAGATGGTATAGGTGGATTAGATAAGTTTGCTCCTTTGGGGTTCTTTGGAACCCCAACAGAATTGGCTACATTTCTAACAATAAGTGGTGATGATCTGAAAAGAGCAGGAGTCACTGGTGCAAAGCCATACAGATATGGCCCGAATTGGTTATTTGGTTATGGATTCTCTGATCTCAATGTAATATCTGTTTCTGTTCCAGAATTCAAGAATTGGGAATGCAGAAATTCATCGAAAATAAGAATTGCTGGATCACCAAACGGTGAGCCATATTCCTTTGGAAATCAATGGTTGGAATGGGGTCAAAGAATAGGCGTACCTTCAATTGAATACATACCCGTATCACCAATAACAGTTGGTGGAGGAAGTTTTGTTGATCCTAATTTTGGATACAAAGGTTCCCTAGAAGGAAGTCTTATCTATCGTGGTAAATTATCAAAAGATATATCCCCATATGAAGGTCAAGACTATGAGTTTGCATTCACTGGAATGAGAGGCGGTGTTATAGGGCCATTCAATTACTTGTTTGGATTGACTTCTATACCTCAATTAGACTATCTCTCAAATACAGACACCTATGGAATATCAGGTTCAATAGAAGAAATTGTATTTTCTAAAGAATTTTCAGAATCGCCACAAGACAAAACAATTTATAGATTGTGAGAAAAATATGAAAATAACACTAAATCAATTATTTGAAGCACACCCAGCATTTGAACTACTCGCAATACAATATTTCAGCCTCGACAAGATTGCACCAGCAATTTATCTAATAGATCAGATAAATGTCTATTATGCTGAAATGGCAAAAAAGCAAGAAGAACTGCTATCTTTCTATGGCACAAAAAACGAAGAAACTGGTAAGTACGATATTGACGATGAAAAGAAACCATTTTATGAAATGGATCTAAAGGAATATCTTAGTGCTGAAGTAGAATTAGATTGGAAACCTGTTTCTGTCCACAAATTAGGAGACATACGGATGCCAATAGCAGCGTATGAAATGCTAAAGTTTCTTTTCACAGAAGAAATAGAAGAGATATTGGCATTGGCAGAAGAACCAGAAACGGTGTAAATCTAGGAATGTTTTGATTAACTCAAAATACCATTTTTATCCCTTTATACATATTATTGAAAACAAAAGGATAGGGGGTATTAAATGGCTCAACCATCTTCTAGACAGACTCTTAAAGACTACTGTTTACGCAGATTAGGTCATCCAGTTATCAAAATAAATGTAGATGATGGTCAAGTTGAAGACAGACTTGACGATGCCCTCCAATTCTTCGCTGAATACCATTTTGATGGTGTTGAGAGAATGTACTTTCCATATCAAATAACTTCTCAAGACATAACAAACAGGTATATCAATACCGATTTGCTGAGTTCTAGCATAATAACTGTTACAAGAGTGTTTCCTTTCAGTGAAGCAGGTATGTCGGCAACAAACTTCTTTAGTGCAAGATATCAAATGCACTTGCAAGACTACTTTGGATTGAGAAATGGTAGTTTCAATCTTTCATACTATGAGATAGCCCAACAGTATGTTTCTCTAGTTCAGCAATACTTGGAACCAGAAAAAGCATTCACCTTCAGCAGAGTGACAAACAAACTAAGAATAGAAACAAATTGGGCTGATGTAATGTCACCTGGTGATTATCTAATGATAGAAGCGTATGTAATCCTTAATGCAAACACCTATCCAGAAATTTACAATGATAGGCTTCTTAAAGAATATCTAACAAATCTTATAAAGCGTCAGTGGGGACAAAATCTGTCTAAGTTTACTGGAGTAAATCTCCCAGGTGGTGTTCAGTTTGATGGACAAAAAATACAAGAAGAAGCACAAACACAAATAGACAAGATCGAAGAGCAAGTTCAACTAAAATACGAATTGCCTCCAGATTTTATGGTTGGGTAACAAATGGCTAAAAATCCATATTTCAAGTACCAATCTAGCGAACCTGCTCTGATGGAAGAGTTGATTATAGAATCCATCAAAGTCACAGGAGATGATTACATCTATATTGCAAGAGAAGACTTTGATAGAGACTACTTGTTTGGAGAAGACATAAACTCAAAATTTAAAGATAGTGCTATCATAGAAATGTATCTAAAAAACTATGAGAGCCACAATGGTTCTGAGTTATTTTCTAGATTTGGTTTAGAACTAAAAGATAGAATAACAGTGATTGTGTCAAAAAAGAGATTTGAAGAAGCCGTAACTTCTGCATTTACTGAGATAAAAAGACCGAGAGAAGGAGATTTGATATATTCTCCAATAACTTATGAGTTGTATGAGATAGAATTTGTTGATAACGAAGCCGCACCTTATTATCAGGGTAATAGAAACTTTACATATGAAATAACTGCACAGACTTATCAACACAATCAAGAAGAGATTGAAACAGGAATGGAGAACATAGACTCCATAGCAACAAACTCAAAAGAACTCTTAACCTATATTGGTCTTACTGGTGGAATAACAGGAGAGTTCCTAATAAATGAAACAGTTTATGTTGGTTCTGCCCCATCCTCTGCCTCTTTCTCTGGAGTGGTTACAAATTGGAGTGAATTGACACCCAAACAAATGTATCTAAAAGACACAGAAGGGGATGTTGCATCTGTTATAAACTCTGTTCTAAAGGGAGAAGAATCGGGAGCACAGGCTATTGTTGGGCAAAATATGGGAAATACTATGGATCACATAACAATTAATCCCTTTGCAAACAACGATGAAATACAGAAAGAATCCCGCACAATCATTGACTTTTCCGAAGTTGATCCATTCTCAGAGGGCAACTACTGATGTTTAATTACTTCTATCATGGAACAATAAGAAAGTATGTTGTTGCTTTTGGGACTTTATTCAACAACATCTATATCAATAGAAAAAATGAGTCTGGAGAAAATTCCAGGTATAGAGTGCCTTTATCTTACTCTGAAAAAGACAAATATATTAGAAGATTGCAAGAATTTCCTTCTCTTCAATCTGATGAAAACAATCCAGAAATAGCCTTCTCCTATCTTCCAAGAATGTCTTTTCAGTTAAATAACCTGTCATATGATCCTTCTAGAAAAAGAAATTCTATGGCAAAGATATATGAACATGATGCAACAAAAGGCACATATCAATACATTTATGCCGAGGTTCCATACAATTTTGAATTCAATGTAAATATCATGGCTAGAAAAATGGAAGATGGGCTACAAGTAGTAGAACAGATACTTCCTTATTTTGCTCCAGAATTCAACATCACTTTAGACTTGGGTGGATTTGCAAAGAATATCGACATACCCATAGTGATGTCTTCTTATGAACAAAGCATTGATTTTGAAGGAGAAGCAGATGATGGAACAGAACATAGAATTCTTACATGGACTTTAGGATTCCGACTTCGTGGATACCTCTATGGGCCACAGAAAAATGCAACCATCATAAAGAAAGCAATAACTGAGTTTTTCGACTATAGTACATATGGATCAACCGCTCCTAGAGTCGAATCTTTAGTGGTTGGAACTACATCTGGAACAGGATCGGTCATGGGTACGGGTGCAACTGCATTCGGATACTATGTCCAAATCTTTGGAGCAACTGCATCAGATGGAGAAATATTTGGATCGTGAAAGAGGATTTTATGGAAGATGAGATACCACAAGAAGAAAAGATATCAAAAAAACTAGAGATAGCGTTCACCCCAGAAAATGCAATCAAAAAAATATCTCCAGATGTTACAATGACAGAGTTAGGCAAACCTATAGAAGACATTGATCTAAAGAAAGACTACATCACTGTTCGCAAGAATCTTCGTGAAATTCTTATGACAGGAGCAGATGCTATTGATTCTGTATTGACTGTAGCGAAAGAAAGTGACTCCCCCCGAGCATATGAGGTTGCGGCGCAACTAATAAAGGCTGTTGCGGATGTAAACAAAGATTTGCTAGAAATCCACAAGAAAGTCAAGGAAATAGAAGGTGGAGATGCTTCCTCTCAAAAAGCGACAAGTATTACAAACAACTCTATTTTCGTAGGAAGCACTAAAGACCTACAAGCAGTTGTTCGTGAGCGTTACAAAGAATTGATGAATGCCAAAGTAGTAGAGGCAGAAGTGGTAAAAAATGAAGAGGTGACAGATGACGGACAAACAGGATAAGGGTGCATATCTAGGCAATCCAAATCTGAAAGCAGCAAATGTTCCTGTTGAGTTCAATGAGGAACAGGTTGCAGAATATCTCCATTGTTCACAAGATCCTGTCTATTTCATAAAGAACTATGTCAAGATTGTTAATCTTAATGACGGTCTTGTGCCTTTTGAACTATATGACTTTCAAGAGAAATTTGTTAATACGATTCACAAGAATCGCTTTACCATATCAAAATTCCCCCGTCAGAGCGGAAAATCGACAACCGTTATAGCCTATATTTTACATACGGTTCTGTTCAATCCTAATCAAAATGTGGCTATTTTGGCAAATAAATTGGCTACTGCCCGAGAACTCCTACATCGCTTGAAGTTAGCATATGAATATCTCCCCAAGTGGATTCAGCAGGGAGTATTGAGTTGGAATAAAGGCTCTATTGAGTTGGAAAACGGCTCCAAAATCCTGGCGGCGGCGACCTCTTCCTCTGCCGTTCGTGGTAACTCTTTCAACTTGATTCTACTTGACGAGTTTGCCTATGTTCCTTTCAACATAGCCGACGAGTTCTTCTCCTCGGTATACCCAACTATTTCATCGGGCAAGAACACCAAAGTCATAATCGTATCCACACCAAAAGGTATGAATATGTACTACAAGTTGTGGACAGACTCTGTAAACGGACGCAATGAATATGTTCCTGTAGAGGTGTTTTGGGACGAAGTTCCTGGGCGTGACGAGGCTTGGAAGGAACAGACGATCAAGAATACCTCCGAAGAGCAATTTCGCACCGAGTTTGAATGTGATTTCGTAGGTTCTGTACATACCCTTATATCACCAAGAAAACTAAAAACTCTTTCCTTCGTTAATCCAATTCATAAGAATGATGAGGGATTCAAGTTGTACGAGAAACCAAAAAAAGGACACAACTATATCCTTATAGCAGACACTTCCCGTGGAACAGGAAATGACTACCATGCCTTCACGGTTTTAGACATGACTGAGGCTCCATATAGGGTTGTTGCTACATTTCGCAATAATATTCTGCCTCCAGCCATGTACCCTACAGCAATTGTTGCGGCAGCAAGACAATTCAACGATGCGCTTGTCTTGGTCGAATTAAATGACATTGGGGGACAGGTAGCCGATATCATACATGAAGAATTTGAATATGAAGGGCTTATGTCCACCTCTGTTAAGGGACGAAAAGGACAGGTATTGGATGGTGGCTTCAATGCCCAAAACCAACAGAGGGGTGTAAAGACTACTGAAGTTGTCAAGCGTGTAGGATGCACGACACTAAAGGGGCTGATAGAACAAGAAAAACTAATAATCGAAGATTATGATTTAGTCAAAGAATTATTCTCATTTGTATCAAAAAAGAATACATACGAAGCAGAGGTTGGGCATCACGATGACTTGGTTATGACCCTGGTGCTTTTTGCATGGCTTACCACCCAATTGTATTTTAAAGATTTGATTGGTGGAAATATTTCTTTAGAAATGTATGGCAAAGAGATGAAACAGTTGGAAGAAGAGATGTTTTTTGGATTTATTGATGACGGTTTGGGTGATCCTGGAGGAGAAGATTCCTATTGGAAATCATCTTAAATAGAAGTTTTGTGTTTTATACATAACCCATGAGAACTGAATCTTTAGATTTCGCCAAAAAGGAGAGAACACATGGCATTCCAAATCAGCCCAGGAATTAATATCACAGAAATTGACCGTACAGGTGTGGTCAATCAAATCGTCTCAAATACCTCTGCTGCCTATGTCGGCAACTACAAATGGGGCCCAGTTGAGCAAATCACAACCATAAGCACCGAAAATGAACTCGCATCCAAGTTTGGTCAACCAGATGACACAAATTTCGGTGACTTCTTTAGTGCTGCAAACTTCATTGGATATGGTGCTCGTCTGCAAGTTATCCGTGCAAGCAATGTTGCGGTAACTGTAGCAGGTCGTGGAAATGGCTACACTGCACCAGCAACAAATAGTGGAATATCTGGAAGCATAATTTGGAATGATAGTCTCTATTCCAAACTAACAAATGATGGTATCAGTGCTGGTGCTCAAAACAGTAACGGAACATCCCCATTAAAGGGTGTCGTGTGTGCCAAATATCCTGGTGTTCTTGGAAACTCACTCCTAGTATCATATTCAGATAATGTTGCCCGTGGCATCGCATTCGGTACTACCCTTGTTTCTGACGATGTACAATCAACTGGAAGAACAGTTTCAATTGATGCATCTGGTCTTTCTGCAATGGCTACTGCTGATTGGGAAGCACTTGCCGTTGGTGATTATTTGAAATTCACTTCATCCACTAACGCAAAGCAGTATGAAATACTTGGTCTTAGTGGTGGAACCGACTCAACCCAAAGAAACATAACAATGGCTGTTCCTGGTTCAACATCGGAAGCAGTAAACCTTCTTGTAGGAAGAAGTGGTGCTACTGCTGTTTGGAAGTATACAACTTATCTAAACTACACCCCATCTACATCAGTTACTACAACCCAAAAGGGGTACAAGAACGATGAAGTTGCTTTTGCTATCGTTGATGAAGACGGCTTCATCTCTGGTACAAGAGGAACAGTTCTTGAAACATTTATTGGCTCCAAAGCACTAAACGGAACAAATCTTGACGGAACAAACAGTTTCTATGGTCGTAAGATTGGTCTAGAATCACAGTATGTTCGTTGGATCAGCCATCCAGAAGGAAACGGCAGCAGTGCTGGTACTGCTGAATTCACAGCACAAACCACAGCCGCTGGACTCTCTTGGGGTGCATCTTTGGGTGTGGTGGGAGCAACAACAGGCTTCAGACTGTTGAAGGCAAATGTCTATTGCGCTCTCAATGGTGGAACAGACCCAAATCCAACAATAACAGATATGTTCAAAGGATATGATATTTTCGAAGATACTGAAAACACAGAATCAAATCTTCTCTTGCAGGGTTCGCACGGCACTGCTGTTGCAAACTATGTTGTAGAATTGGCTTCTAAGCGTAAGGATGCTATTGCCTTCGTTTCCCCACCGTTGGAGACTGTAAAGGATCTTCCTGGTCAGTTGGCAACCGACTCCATCATAGCATGGAGATCAGGAGAATTGATAGCAGACACATCCTATGCTGTTGTTGACAGCGGTTGGAAGTACATCTATGACAAGTACAACGACACCTATCGTTGGGTTCCGCTAAATCCAGATATCGCTGGACTTTGCGCACGCACAGATAGTACCGCAAATCCGTGGTTCTCTCCAGCAGGTTACAACCGTGGTATCATACGCAATGTTGTCAAGTTGGCATTCAATCCAGCAAAGCAGTT